GAAATAGGATGAAAGAATGAGTTCTGAGAAGAAGAAAGACAACGTTATGAGTGCTTATACGATCTCTAAAGGGTCAAGTCCCTTGCATTATAAGCTCATTAAGCTTGTTCTGAAGGGGAAAACTCTTGATGAGGTAGAAGTACTTACTGAGGAGATTCTACCCGTTGTTCTAGCTAAAGTAGAGCAACTACTTCATGAGGAGAGGTACAAGTCATGAAGCTTCTCACGTTTCTAGGCATAGCTAAGAATGAGGGTTTAGATCTGATATCAATAGGATCTATAGCTCTTTTCATTAAACTACTTACTTATGACTCTTTAACTCATCTCTTAGTCTTCTCAGTACTCATGATGATCTATGCAGTTACTCAAGACATTCTACGAAATAGAGAGAAATACAGAGAAACACAAATGAATCTACGTATTTCAAACTTAGAGAACGATATTTCAGCAATTAATACAGCTATTACATTGAGAGGTAAGCATTATGCCTAGACCTAAAGGATCTGGTAATAAACGTACAAACGAATTCAGAGCTATTCTACACAGTATTAGGTTTGATCTACCTAGAGAAGCAGCAAGGTTATATCCTTCTCTCTCTCCTGCAATGAAGTTCAAGATGTTAGAGTATCTCACCCCCTACTGTTACCCTAAGCTCTTTGCGAAAGTGGTAGAGGAGGATGATGTGCCAGAGGCCTTAGCAGAGTCTACAGAGGCATTATTGGCTTTAGCTGATAACGAGAATCAGCATGTAAAGAAGATTCAGGATGTTGAATCAGCAAGTTAAAGATGAGCTTTGGCGTCGTTCAGTGTTGACGTGGAAGCTACATTCTACTCAGAAAGAGATCTATAAGGCTATCAATGACTCAAGGAAGAGTCTGTTTGTAGCTCTTTGCTCTAGACAGTTAGGTAAGAGCTACATGATGGTGGTTAAAGCTATTGAGCAAGCTTTAAAACAACCTAATTCACGCATCAAGTACGGTACTGCTTTTCTCTCAGATCTTCAGGAATTCATCATACCCACATTTAACCTGGTACTCTCTGACTGCCCTAAGTGGCTTATGCCTCGTTATAATGTGCAGCAGAGTAAGTTCATATTTAAGAACGGGTCTGAGATCAAACTCGTAGGACTAGATATGAAGCCCAATGGTCTTCGAGGCAACACGATTGATCTCATAATTTTGGACGAAGCTGCGTTCATTAATAACCTCAAGTATCTCTATGATAGCGTCATCGTACCAGCAACGATTCATAGACCTAAATGTAAGATTCTATTCATTACCACTCCTCCAGTCTCTCCAGATCATGACTTTGTAGAGTTTTATCAACGAGCTGAGAAGACAGGTTCAAGCGTTAAGTTTACAATCTTTGATAACCCACTCCTATCCAAAGAGAGAATTGCTGAATTATGCGAGGAGGCAGGAGGAGCACACTCTGTGAATTTGTGACGGATACGAATCTAGCAATTGTCCCTGAATGGAAAGATAGCTATGCGCTAGAAGTTCCGCGTGACGACTACTTCAAGTTTTATCATAAGTATACAGCTCTTGATATTGGCTCCGTCGATTACACTGCTGCTTTATTTGCATACTACGATTTTAGGAAGGGCAAACTTGTCATTGAGGATGAGTCCCATATCCATGGCCCTACGATGACAACTGACTCCCTGGCGAAGCTTATTCGAGCGAAAGAGCAAGAGTATGGTTATGATCAAATCTATTTAAGGATTGCGGACAATAACAATCTGATTTTGCTTCAAGACCTTTCATATCTTCATGGTCTACCTTTTACGCCGACCTCAAAAGATAATCTGCACGCAATGATTAACGAACTCCGTCTTTGGGTTTCGCAGGCGCGTATCCTCGTTCATCCCCGCTGCAAGATGTTACTTGCGAACTTGCGATATGGCTTGTTTAACAAAAAACGCAGTGAATTTGATCGTTCTAAACTCTATGGCCATTATGACCACCTAGCCGCCCTAGTGTATTTGGTGAGAAACGTGAACCAGTCCACTAATCCTATACCCGCTCATCTTGGATACAAATACGACGTCATTGATTATGTCTCAGAAGATAGCAGCACAGAGCAAACAATTCATAAACTCTTTGGACCGAAGCTAGGAAGGCGAATAAATGCAGTATTGGGCATGTAAAAACACACTCGAGATAGGTAATGAGCTAGCCTCGCGTGTAGATAACTACTACAAGCATCTCAACACTACGGGTATACTCTCTCGTTGGAGAAAGGCATATCGTGCGTATTACGGATTGTCTCTCTATGGTCAAAGCGACACAACCGCGGTGGGTAGTGCTGGAGATCAAGGAGAGTATCGTATTCTTAAGGTAAACCACCTTAGGAACGTTGGCCTTCATCTCCATTCCTTTGTAACGGCACAAAGACCCGCACTTGAATGCACTGCAATTAATACAGATCGAAAATCTCAGGCTCAAGCAGTACTTGGGAAGGGATTAATTGAGTTCTATTTGAAGCAAAATAGACTAGAAACTACCTTTATTCGTGCCTGTGAGAAGGCGATACTCTATGGAGAGGGATTTACCGAGCTTTCTTGGAACGCAAATCACGGAAAACAATACGGCATTGATCCTGATACGAATTCCGTTAGGTATGATGGCGACATTGAGCATAGGGCATTAGGTCCTATCGACGTTCGTGATGGTCAGGCTATTGATAGCGATGATTTGCCTTGGCTCATTACGCGACATTACGTGAATAAGTACGATCTAGCAGCAAAGCACCCGGAAAACGCTTCCCAGATCCTGGATATTGATCAAAAAAGCGACTTTAAACGTGTTATTTCGACCATTTCTAGGGGTGAAACTGACCTTATTCCATACTATCGCTTCTACCATAAGCAAAGCGCAGCACTCCCGAATGGTCGAATCACTGAGTTTTTAGATAGCGGTTTAGTGCTCATCGACGGGAATCTTCCGTTTCAAGAGATCCCAGTTTATCGAGTCGCAGCAGCGGACTGGATGGAGACGGTATTCGGGTTCACACCGATCTACGATCTGATAGGAATACAGCAGGCTATAGACGCGCTTTACTCAACCATTTTTACAAACCAAAGTAACTTCGGAGTAACCAACGTACTTTCTCCACGCGGGGCAAATCTAAGCGTTAAACAGATCGCAGAGGGCCTAAATTTGATCGAATATGATCAAAAGATGGGAGAAATTAAGTCATTGAACCTCACTCAGACCCCGCCCGAGATCTTCAACTTCATCAGAATTCTCATTCAAGATTTAGAGACACTCTCAGGTGTGAACTCTGTCACGCGTGGTAACCCTGAGGCTTCGCTCAAGAGCGGGGCTGCACTTGCGTTGGTGGCATCACAAGCGATCCAATTCGCGAGCTCTCTTCAGCAATCGTATTACAAGATGATCGAACTCGCTGGCACCGCTACCATTAGCATTCTACGCGACTACGCAAAGACGCCGAGAGTTGCAATGATCGCTGGAAAATACAATCGTTCGCTCATGAAAGAATTTACAGGAGATGATCTCACTCAAGTCAGCCGAGTGGTGACTGAGATTGTAAACCCCCTTGCGCGCACAGCAGCAGGTAGACGAGAACTCGCTCAAGACATGATCCAGGCTGGATTAATCAAACGTTCTGACGAGTATCTGAGCGTGATTACAACTGGGAACCTCGAACCTTTATATGAGAATGAAGAGGCTTCTCTCCTTTTAATTCGTGCAGAGAATGAAATGCTCACGAATGGAGGCAAGCCCACCGCGGTCATCACAGATGATCATCGCCTACATATTCTTGAGCACCGCACTGTGTTGGACAGCCCAGAGGCTCGACAGAATGTTGAGCTCGTAGAGATGGCGACTCAACATCTTCAAGATCACCTCAATCTATTGAGAAGCGCGGATCCAGACCTTTTGACCTTATTAGGTCAGCAACTTCCCCAAGCGCAACCTAGCAAACCAAATCAGAATATAGGCGGGATGTTAGACCCCACTAATCCAATTTTGCAGGAAGCAGGACTTAGAAGCTAAAAACACCCATCTAAAACGATTTAAAACCCTACATTTTTTGAGGTTTAGAGCCATAAACTGAAAGGAAAATAAGATGTCAGAGATTGGAAATGAAATTCAGCAAGTCAGTGACTCAGAGACGACTCAGCAAGAGCAGCAGCCTCAGGAGGCTAAAAAGTATAGACTGAAGATTGATGAAAGAGAAGAAGACCTCTCAGAGTCAGAACTTACC